ACTGTCATTAGGAGCTACCATTTTCTGTATTAAAGAGTTGTCATCAAGCGGTGGTGGACCCTCTTTTTCTGTCAACTGTATTAGCAACTGCGCTAACAAATCTTCTTTTGCCATGTTACCATCTCCTTAAGAAATTCATTTCTAATGCATCAATAGAATATGGCATAAATTTTGCTCTTGCTTCTTTCACAGCTTTTTCAGCTTCTTCCAAAGTATCAAAATATTTTGCATATAACACTTGTCCTTTAACTCTTACTCTTGCATACCATTTTCTTACACGTTTATGCCAATTTACACCCCTAATCTGTGACATACTATTTTGAGTTGCCCCTTTTCTATTAGTTGCATTTTCAGACCGTGTTGCTATCCGTAAGTTGCTACGCCTATTATCCAATGTATCATGATTAATATGATCAACTACCTCGTTTTTATCAGGATTTAAAAGGAATCTATGCAAAGGAATTACTGCCCATCTATTAGTTATAGTTTTATAATTTCCAGCTACATAAAAACTGCCTCTATCATTAAATGCATGCCATGTTCCCTGAAAAGTTTCCATCAAAGGCAAATCTGATGTATCAATTAGTGTTTGCAAGATTGAACCATCTTTTTGACATAAAAAAATCACGGTTGTATCACCATGAATCTTATATTTGTTTTTCATATATTCTCCCTCCATCAGAAGATATACGGCGTATCAGAAAAATAAACCGTATACTGAAATACAGGATTGCTATTTTGAAATGCAACTACTTTTTTCACTACTTTAACAACATAAAAAACCTGATTCTGGAATTGCCCGTCCATGTGCCTGTTGCTTGTAATAAAGAAATATTGACCTGTTCCCCAGCCTTGCAAAAAACTGTTAAATTGTCCTGTGTAGTGCGGATAAGCGTACTTGAGCAATTCCATCTGTCCACGTATATTTGCTAAAGACGAGTCTGTGCTGGTCAATTGCTCATCACGTATAGCATATTCATAAACCCCATCAGTTCCATCTCTTTGCGCCATAGCCGTAATTGCATTTGGGTCATTGTACATACTTATCATGTCGAACATCGGCACATAGGTAATGCTTAACGTTTGCCCTGATGTAGGTGCGGTATTAAATCTGAATGTTTTATTGGCATAATTCACATAACACGTGTTATCTTGCGTAGTAGACGAGGGTATCCCATCAATAAGGTCTAACTTTACTTTTTGTGCTACACCGTTTAAGATTACTACAATACTGCTCAAACTATGCTTAGGTTCATAAGTTACCGTAAATGTGTTGTTCTGTCCATCGCATACAAAACTTTGCGTAACAGAATACATCGCAGGCAATTTATAACCTAACAAATATATCTGATTTCTTACCTGACTTATGTCCTCGTCAAATTCTAAATCTGAATAATTCTGTGTGTCCGTATCAAGATTTAACGAATTATTCGGCAAAGGAGACTGTATTGTAGCTATTTCTCCAAAATGTACATCTTTGTTATAATCAATCCAAAATTGGAAGTTTATGTCGTCAGCTAACTTCTTTATTGCTCTCGATGGTGCCTCATGGTCAAATTTTACCTGATTGAGATAAAAATCCTGACTTGTGCCATACACATTATTAGCAGTAAACCCTGTTGTAAAATTAGCAACTATGTCCTTTACAATATTCCCTATTGTATATCCGTTATAAGTGTTCGTAACTACTTTTTTATCAAACAGAAAAGTATAATCTTTGCAATCCAGCTGATACAACATAACATCGGACGCTAACGCTGTTTCTTTCGGATTCACAATTACACCGCCAAATTCTATTACGCCATTGTTTACAAATTTTATTTCTTGCCCTGCTTTTGGGCGTGGAATACATTGCTGAGAAATAACTACATCGCATGCTGCTGTGTCGTTATTTACTGCTATATTACTTTGTATGTCAATACTTTCAAAATTTACATATTGCGTATAGTCCTGACCGCCTATCAATATTTGTATTGCCATACGTTAGAACCTCCCTTGTAGCTTTGCTTGTTGCCATATTTCTCGAGCAACGATTTGCCCTAATTCTCTTTCATTTCGTGTAACATTGCCACTTACATATACATTAATTACAGGTGCACTTGCTACACTTGTATTCGCAATTGTTGCAGCCGTGTTATAATCTGCTGTGTATACTGGAGAAGGTGCCAAGATTGTTTGTGTCAACGGCGCAATCATAGTAACTGCTGCGCTTTTTATTTTTTCCTGTCCTTTTGTCAATCCTTCGGCGAACATATTTACAAGATTCGGTGCCCATCTGTCGGCATCTGCTCCTGGTCCCTCCTTCGCTGGAGAATGGAATCCTAAGAAACCCTCCGCAGCAGTCACAACACTTTTTGCGGCATCGGTTACTTCGCTAATCATATGTCTCATGCCTTGTGCGAAACTGCGTATGAGATTTTCGCCCCATTGTAAAGCTTCCTCAGGAAGTTTTGCAAAAGTATCTCTTATTTTTCTCACCATGTCACTAACAGCACTTATTGCATTTGACACACCGCTCGAGAACGAGCTTTTTATATTGCTCCACAAATTAGAAACAAAATTAGTTACTTCACTTAGCCCTTCGCTAAAGTCACTTTTTATATTGTTCCAAAAATCAATAACAACGTTGATTACTGAGTTTACACCATTATTAAAGCCATTTACTATTTTGTTCCAAAGACTGACTACAAACTCTATTAATGCACTTATGCCTGCACTAAATCCAGCTTTTAAAATTTCCCATAGTTTAGTCACTATGTTAGTCACATCATTAGCAAGATTAGTCCATATCCCTTTTATATCATTCCACAATTTGGACATTATTTCCTTCAGTTTTGCAGAAGCATGCTGGAAAAGGTCACCGATTGCATTCCACTTGCCCGTTAGCATGTCATAAATTAATAAAACCGTCGTGAAGAAAATTGTTTTAATAACGTCCCATACCGCCTGTATTATAGCTTTAATTGTATCCCATACTGCGGTTGTTATTGCCTTTATCATATTCCAATCGGATTCAATCAACGATTTAATCGCATTAATTGCAGTCTCTACGGCATCTTTAATACTGTTCCATACTGTTTCTATTACCGCTTTTATGCCATTCCAAATAGGAGTTATAAAATTCGCAATATCCTGCATGACTGTTTTTATCCCAGATGAAATGCCTCCCCATACCGCAGTTGCAACTGTCTTAATCTCATTCCATGTACTGCTTAACCAATTTTTTAGTTCGTTCCATACTTGAATTGTTACTGACTTAACTTGTTGCCAATGTGTTACTATCAAATATATCGCTACTGCTAATGCTGCAAGAGCTAATATCCAAGGATTGAAAAGGTCCCCTATACTGATACTCCTTAAATCTTTTATAGCGGAACCAAATTTCTTAATACCTTCTACTACTTCTGAAATAGCAGTACCTATTTTAACGGCTGTAAATGCAGCTGCAAAACCTGCAATCGCTGTTCCAGCTGGTCCCAAATCTTTTACTAAATTTTTCAATGCTGTGCCGATACTTTCATGCCCTGTTATAGCACCTGCAAAGTCGCTAAATGCTTTTGTAACTCTTTTTATTGCCGGCATTAGTGCTATGCCAATCTCGATGCCTACTTGTTGCATTTGCATTTGCATTACCCTTAACTCGTTAGCGTCTTTTTCCATTTCTTCAGGGTTTATAGGTGCAAATTTGACATCCTTAGCAGCTTCCTTCAATTCGTGGAATTGCGCTAAAAGCGGTGCTATTTGTGCGCCTTTTGGACCTAACACATCAGCTAAGAAACTTTCTCCACGTCCTTCTTTCACCGCTTTTTCGTATGCTTCGCTCAAGGTTTGCAATTGCTGCACTGCATTTTCAGTTTTAAATTCTTTTACCGATATGCCCCACTTTTCAAGATTTTTCTGTGTGGCATTCAACTTTTTACCTGTGCTGTCAACCTGCCTATTTAAGCTCATTAAAACACGTGTTGCAGTATCGCCTGATGTGCCTGAAGTCTGAAGCATAGCTGCCATTTGTTCTGCTTGCTCTCCTGTCAGCCCCAGCGTATCACGTAGCCTCATTAATTGCTCGCCCCATTCGGCTGCCTTGTCGCCAAGTTCTTCTGCACCGCCGAAGGCTATACTACCCATCAAAGCATTCACGCCAAGTTCCTGAATCTCTCTCATGGCTGAGCTTATTTGTTCTCCGCCTTCTTTCATAGACCCAAGTACGCTTTCGCTTTTTCCGCCTTCTTCTTTTGCGGCTCTTCCTCCAGCGACACCTCCTGCGATGTTCTCCCCAGCCATAACACTGCCAATTTGTTCAGATGTTGACGTAACATTATCGCTTATTTCGCTCATTGCAGCTTTCACTTCTTCTGCTGCCTTTTGTGCAGAGCTTATAAGCGGTGTAAAAATTTCTTCCTCAGGTGCTTGCACTGCGTTTTTCATGTCATCAACAGAATTTATTATACTATCAATGCTCGATTTTACTTCATCGCCTGCCTCTTTTGCTGAATCTGTAAATTCTGCAAAACCAGTACCAGCAAGGCTACTTATGTTCGCTTTTACACTGTCGATAGAGGCTTGTATTTCGTCAAAATTTGTGCTTGTTTCATCAGCTGCTGTTTTAATAGCATCTTGGAAAGGTTCAAAAGCTTCAGCGCTGCTCTCTATTGAAGCTTTTATATTGTCCATTGCCTCTGTAACATTCTCACTTAAATTGCCAAAAGATTCTGTTATGGTATTTGCAACATCTGTGATAGATTCAAGAGATTCACGAAGACCACTTAACGCCTCATCCGCAATATTCTGTGCTGTTATTACTAAATTCAGTTGTATATCGCTAACGTCTGCCATGCATCTCCGCCTCCCTTCTCTTGATTTCTCTTACATCGCTCTCAATTTTCATAAACCGCATAGCCTGATATATCCGATAAGCTGGCTGCTGTTCCAGCTCTGTAAACGTCCAGCCCATTTCACGACATAGTACAAATTCACTATAAGGCATTACATTCCCTTTGATTGCGTCTGCTCCATAAAGCAGAAACGTCTTTACCCTTGTAAAGAGCTCTTCATCTTCTGAACTGCCTGAGTAAAACCCGGTGCCATCTTAGACCCCAAATAATTGACTATAATTGCCGGCACCTTGTCAAGAGATGATATATCATCTTTCGGTAACGGAAGAATATTACCGCTCTCATCGTCAAGATTCCAATTTACTATCAAAGCTGCTAATGCATTCTTTAATGCTGTTATTCCATCTTCATCCGCAAATTTCGATGCTTCACCAAATGGTAGATATTTCGGATTTTTCAAAGTTACAGTATAGCCTGCAAAATCCTCGTCAAGTTCTTTCAAATCAAATGTCATTGTTGTATTTTTCATAAGTATTCCTCCTTAATTTTTATTTTTTATTTGCACAGGAAAATTTCCTTTGCATATGCTATAATTAAGAAAAAGAGCAAAGGAGATGTTTTTATGTTCGGCAAAATAAAAGAAAACATAAAGGCTATGAACACGCCTTGTATCCCCGTCATCACACTTGACACTTATCCAGGTAAAAAATTTGAAATATTACAACTGGTAAGCGTTCAAGAAGCACGTTTAGTAGCTGATCCTACACCTCTCAAAGCTGCTGTGTCAGTTGCAAAGGAATCACAAAAAATCGGTGCTGATGCTGTTATTGGTTTTAGATGTGCTTCTTATTTCGACACAAGGAGCTTAAATCGTGCTGTTGTTCTGGGATACGGAACAGCAATAAAATTCATAGCAGAGGAATAAAAATCCTCTGCTGTTTTAATAGCTTGTTACGCTATTTGTAAGAGTAATTGCTATAGGTCCGCCATCAGTCGTGTTGTATATTCCTTCGTATGTCAAATCAACTTGTACAAAATCTTTACTCCTGTCTGTTGCTGCTTTCGTGATAGCGCATTGGTTCATATGCAATTGAAGCGTGTAGTTAGTCGTCGGCTGTGTCAGCAATATATTAACTGCCGGCTGGTCATTAGCTCTTAAACCCCTTAAACAGGTTGGACAACTAACGAACTTTTAGGTAGAATAAAGATAACAAGTTTAAGGGGAGTCTAAGATGAAAGGTAAAGCTCATTCAGAAGA